CACGGAAGTTTGGTGCGATTCAGCCGAACAGACGTTGATTAACGGTCTACGTGTGGCGGCGGCACGGGAACGCCTGCCCGTGAATATCGGCAATGCCCTTAAACGCCCCATAAATGACCGAATTCGGGCTGTGACGCTGTTGATGGGGGCAAGGCGGTTCTTTGTGAACAACGCCTGCGGAAACACAATTGACGCCCTGTCAACGGCGGTTTGGGACGGGAAGAAGGAAACCGAAGACGTCCGACTTGATGACGGATCAACGAACATTGACAGCCTTGACGCTATGGAATACGCCATTGAGCGTGAAATACCGTCATTGATTGCGGGGTGGCATAGTTGAACTTTATTGACGAAATAAAAAGAAGGTGGAAAAACAGGATGCAGAAGACGATTGCCGGGACAGGTCTTGCCCGTGAATTCAAAAGTGTTTTTGAATTGGGCGGCGTTCCTGCTTTTCAACAGTTTTATGATTTCGGCGTTTTCTTTTGGAAAATGCTTTGGAAGGGTTTTTACAAACCGTGGCACGTTATCCCCGCCCCGACCGTTGCGAAACCGGACGCAGAACGCACTATGTACCGCATGAACATCGCAAAAGCCGTGTGTTCGGAAATGGCGGGTTTGATTTGGGGCGAAGAATGTGCTGTCAATGTCAGCATGAACAGCGGGGCGGCAGACGGAGAAACGGAAGACCCCCTTGACGCCTACATTCAGAAAGTGCTTACCAAAAACGCCTTCCGGGAGAAAATGCAAGAAAGCATCGAAGAAGGTCTTGCGTTGGGCGGTTCTGCGCTGAAAGTGTGGGCAGAATCCCGGCACGATAAGGAAGGAAACGAAATCCCGGACAGCAGAAAACTTATGATTGGGTATGCGATGGCAGACCAATTTATCCCGATTTCGTGGGATAACGCAACCGTCACGGAAGGCGTGTTTGTGTCCCGGATCGCAAAGGGCGGGTATTATTACACCCGGCTTGAGTGGCACAAGTGGGACGGGGAAACATACGTAATCAGCAACGAACTGTTCCGGTCTGAAATGCAGAAAGGCGCAAACGGGGAAAGTCAAGACATTCTTGGCGTCCGGTATCCACTCGCGGAGATTTACCCGTACTTGGAAGAAGAAACGGCAATCCCCGTCAAAGAATCCCTGTTTACCTATTGGCGCACACCGATTGCGAACAACCTTGACGATAACAGCCCGCTTGGCATGAGCATATACGGCAACGCCCTTGAAACCCTGCACGCCCTTGACATCTGCTATGACAGTTTCGTCCGGGAATTCCGGCTTGGCAAAAAGCGCATTATCGTCCCCGCCCGTGCGGTGCGCATGGTCACAGACCCGACAACGGGGCGTATGCTTCGGTATTTTGACCCGAACGATGAAACTTACGAAGCACTTGCTTCCGACTCGCCGGATGACCTTAAAATCACGGACAACAGCGTTGAACTTCGGGTTGAAGAACACGTTGCCGCGATCAATGCTTTCCTGTCCATCCTTTGTTTGCAGGTCGGGTTTTCTGCCGGGACGTTCACCTTTGACCAACATACAGGTCTGAAAACTGCAACAGAAGTTGTCAGCGAGAACAGCAAGACCTATAAAACGATCAAAAACGTGCAGACGCAACTGCGCCCGGCGATTGAACACCTTGTGCGGAACATCATTGACGTTTCCGTCCTGTACGGCATGACGGATGAAGAAGGGCGCACAATCGAAAGCCTTGTTTCCGGCGGGTATGAAGTCAAGATTGTATTTGACGATGGAGTCACGCAGGATCGGCAGACGAACCTTAATGAAGGCGTCATGTTGGTCGGGGCGGGTATCCTGTCCAAGAAAACTTTCTTGACCGACACCAAATACGGAATCGGAATGACCGAAGAAGAAGCGGAAGCCGAACTTGAGCGTATCCGGCAGGAAGGACGGGGAACGGTTGACCCGCTTGCAGTTTTCAACACGGCAGAATAAAGGGGGTTGAACCATGCACCCGGCATTTCTTGACGCTATGTCATGGGAAATGGCTGAAGTGTACGGGGCAATCACAGATCAGATTTTGATAAACCTTGCCCGCCATTTCCCGTTTTACGTGGCGGGTGAAGACCTGCCAAAGTCTGCGTTTGCATATCAAGCGAAAATGCTTGCGCAAATGGGGCAGGTCAACGCCGAAACTATGCGCATTATCCGTAACGGTCTTGCGGACGCTGACCCGGCGTTGGTCAACTGCCTTGAGCAATCCATCATTGACGCAGTAAACGGCGCAGACAAAGACCTTGCGAAAGCCGTGAAAAAAGGCATTTTTGCCCCGCCTGCCG